GGATTGGTGAGTGTAAAAATTGCATTAGTCGTCTCTTCTTAGAGTTTTTAGATAGTCAAGAACATAGGAACGGACATACATCAGTTCGGTGTAACATTTTTGGTTGTGAGCACACTCACGCAATTTACTGTCTGGTTTCAGTACAGATTCAATGAACAAATCGAGTCCTCGGTTGAACTTAATGTCCTGTGATTCGTTTTCAAAGTCCATTGGATTAGTATTGTGAGGTGTAATCAAGGTCGTAATCTACCTCAGAAGAATCATCGAATGAAAGTTCTTCAAATTCATTATCGACTTCCATACCATCCTCCGTCATCGTCACGTTTGGAGTCAAACTTTCTTTTTTTGTTTTTAGAGAAATCGTCATAGTTTGATTCATCTGTCCAGTTTGATCGATTAGTTCCACCTTTAGCACGTTTGTCTCGGATAGATTTGCCAGGGGAATAGTAACCTCGTTCGTTACCACCACGCCGAAAAGTTTTACCCATTGTCTTGAATATTAAAGTAAAAGTAAACCACTGTAATATGTATTAGTCTACGTCCTTGTAGATAGAGCGAATATCATCGCTTTCTGGAACTGGATATACTTGAGTGCGAAGTTCCTCGAAACAATATCCAACACCTTTTAAGAAGTCTTCTGTTTTGTCCACAACATCTTCTAGGATTGTTGCTTCAAATTCCTTAGTTGTCACTGTAGAATCTTCATCGGTACAGATGAGAGTGAATTGAGGCATGGTCCTATGATTGATTACCTATGTAATATAGCATAGGTATAGGAGGAGTGCAACCCCCATGTGCCACTATTTGCAACTGTCATAGGCATGGTGGACACAGTTACCATTCGCTCTCACATAATGGAAAAACACTTGATGAAAACAAGATTTATGATTTCCTACCATTGGTTCTCTCCAATGATCTAATTGCATCCCACGATATAAAACACCATCACCAGGATTACACACAAGTGAAACAGGTTTGGCATCATTATCTGCTTGAAAATATATTGGCCAATCATAATCAAGGTTGTCCCAGATATGATAAGAAACACTGATTTCACATGCATCTCTATCACGATGCTTTACTAATTCGTTACCTTTGAAATAAAATCTATCAAAATAGTATGTTGGATATAATTTCTCACCAATTACAGATTCCACAACCTTTTTGATGTGATAAAATACTTTTTTATATTTTGGATGATTATAGCGAGAAAAACTACCACTTACCTGACCTTCTTCACTATCAATAGTTACAACACCAGGTCTAACATAAGAGAAATTACCTCTCTCCCAAGGTATATCTTCTATTAGTTTTGTAGGATCATATAATTGTTGTAGTTTAATTACTGACCAATCTTTTGCAACTGACATATATCTATCTCCACCTCGGTCCTTCAACCCAACCGACTAAAGATTTTCGTCTTCCCCCAGTTACTTTTTTAACTCGGTGCAAAGTTCTACTATCAAAGATACAAATAGTTCCTTTTTGTTTAGGTAAGAAAGATGATTCCGAACCATTGAATTGTAGTTGGACTTCACCTCCAGTATACTCTTCAGCAGATGAAAGTTGAAGAATAAAACTAAGTTTTCTACTCTTTTCAGTATTTGATTGAATAAACTGATCTACAGAATTATCTCGACATTCATATGAGGTTGTAATATCACCATCTACATGCCAATTGTAATATTCACCTACATTGTAGGATGTATACTGAACGGTCCCGTTTTCAAACCTATCAATATCATATAGAAAATTTTCTCTGTTAGCAATCATTAGATAGTGCCAACATATACCTACAATCCAATGACTCTGATCAATCCATAAAGTTTTACTATCACGAATATCAAGAGTCACCCCGCCAGTAGTTACAGCAGGTTTGAAATGTTCGTCATAAGTTTGTAGTGAGTTTGTAACTATATCTACCAATTCATCTGGCATAGATGTCATATACCACTTCAAGGCATCCGCCATATTGTTATCCATAACATACACTATATATTATACCACATTAAATTGTTATGGACATTAAAGAACTACAGGAAATTCCAAAGGACTTACTGTTAAATTACGTCGAAGATCGTAAAGTTTCTTCAAATCTAATCAGCGAAGAACAAAAACAAGGTATTATTTCTGCTAGTAGATTTTTAGAGGAAAATGGACATCATGACTTAGCGATTAAATTACTTAATAAGTATAATGCTAGAACAATTAATGAATACAATCTCCATGATAGTGAGTTCATTAATTACTTAGAGAAAGCAAATATTGGTATAAATGTTCAAGGATATGTAACTGTAGGGGAAGGAGAAGAGGCAATTAAATATCCTATAGTCATCCTTTCTTGTGATGTAATGAGACTTGAAATGATGTATCAAAAATTAAAGTATGAGTTGCAAAATGACAAGACATCCAACTAAAGTAAGAGAAATTCCTGGCGTTTATAGAGTTTATGATGATCTTCTATCACAAGAATATCAAGACTTAATAGAAAAAACACTAATAGATACTCCGACATGGAGATATAGAGAATCTTTGGTAGAAAAGAAAGGTCAATGGGAACACCTTTTTGGATTTGCAAATCTATTTGTAAATGAAGAAGGTATTCGATGTGGTGATATCTTTCAAATTATTGCTCCTATTTGTAAGATAGCAACTGAGCATATTGGTTATAAACTTAATAACATTGTATATGCTAGAAGTTTCTTAACTGTACCATCACCAGGAAAAAGTGGAATCTCTAGTCCTCATGTAGATTTGGAGGATGAAGATCATCTCGTATGTCTTTACTATGTAAATGATGCTGATGGAGATACTGTTTTATTTGATAAAATGGATATGGGAGATGACTTTGACGAAAACGAAGAACTAAATGTAATTGCAAGAATTACGCCAAAGAAAGGAAGAATTTTATTATTTTGTGGCAGACAATATCATGCCGCATCTCTTCCAGAAAATAGTACAAGAATTATTATCAATTTTGACCTTTTAGGAGCATACAATGGACAACCTAGTACATGAAGTTGAAAACTTTTTAACTGAAGAAGAACTTGAAGTCGTAAACAAATCGATCTTATCTCAAGATTTTTCTTGGTATTATCAAAAAGAATCTACAGTAGATTTATTCCCATTCTTTTCTCATGTTATTCATCCTAGAATGCCAGAGCAAGATGAAGAAGACTCACCAGTTTATACAAATTCTCCGTTACATTATTTTGTAACCCCTATTGTTGAAAGATATTGTCAGTCACAACTAGGTAGACCTATGCAAAAAATATACAGGTCTTCTTTGAATTGTACTTACGGATGGAATACACCATATCCTTTTACAGAACCTCATATTGACCATAAGTTCGATCATTTGAACTTAATTGTATATCTTAACGATGATTTTGAAGATGGAGAAACATTAATATTCAACAAATATTTTTGTGAAGGTATGTCTGAATGTATGTACTCTGTAGATGATTATGATAAAGTTAAAATTTTACAAAAAATAACGCCAAAGCAAGGAAAGATATCTTGCTTTGACGGTAAATTGTATCATGGGATGAATAACTTAAAGTCAGGAAGACGTAGAGTTATTCTAGTAGTAACTTTTAAATAATCAATCCCTGTTAATTTGATTCTGTTTCTCTTCATCACTCATTGCATTCCACTCAGAAACAGTTTCTTCATCAAACTGCTCGTTACAAATCTCTTTTACTTCATCAGTTGCCCAAAATAATTCTTCACTGTTTTCATACGATACAGATAGATCTGTATCTGGTGTAATAACTTCCCACATAGAACCATCATCAATTATGATTTCTATGCCGCTTGTCTTACTGACATAAAATTGTTTCTTAAATACGTCTACAGTGTAGTCGTTATGAATATGAATTTTAGATACAGTAAAATGTTCTTGTCCGAATTGTTTTGCCATAGTACTTGATAATAAATTTAATGAAAGAAATCAGTTCAGATATGAAATGTAAATACGACCATCACCACCAGCACCACGGCGTCCAGAACTGAACCCCCATCCAGCACCACCGCCACCGCCAGTGCCATCGATACCAGTACGACCAACAGTGCCGTTAGTACCGCCGCCACCAAAGGGAACACCAGCACCATCTCCAGATTGAGGAGAGCGAGATTGACCTCTACCGCCGCCGCCTACTGAATATTCAGTTTCACCAACAGTGATGGTAACACCAACGCCGCCCTGATTGCCTGAACCTCTACCACCAGCGCCACCGCCGCCACCTTCGCCACCTGGAGCACCAGCATTGCCATAACCAACACCACCGCCTGAAGGAGATGCAGGTTGAGTTGATTGTCCGTTACCACTTCTACCTGCTGGGTGTTGAGCACCACCACCACCTGAACCGCCAGGGCGACCAGCAGCACGCTGAGGGGGGTAAGTAGACCCACCGCCACCGCCACCGTTAGCAGTGATAGTACCAAAGGTGCTGTTAGAACCATTACGACCTCTACCCTGACCGCCACCAGCAGCACCAGCGCCAATAGAAATAGGAACACTTCCACCAGGAGTCACAGCAAAACCAGTAGCATAAACAACGCCACCAGCACCACCACCGCCACCAGTGCCTGAACCGCCATCACCGCCGCCAGCAACTACTAAAACATCGACAGCATTTACACCAGCAGGAACAGACCAAGTAGAACCACTAGAAATTTCTTCACTAAATCTTTGAATAGTGAAGTTTTTCCATGTAGTACCATTCCAGAATTCTGGTTTACCACTTTCACTATTATATCGGATCGTACCAACATTTGGTGATGCAGGTCTCTCAGCAGTTGTTCCTGTAGGAACAATTAACTGTTCTGCATTACGCAAGTCCATAGTATTAGTAACATTCAAAGTTGTTACATTTTCTGTAGTTACATTATTGGTAGTAATGTTCGCAGTCGTTGCGGTTGCTGTAGTAACACCAGTAACATTAGAGTTATTAAGATTAATATCTCCTGTGTTACCAATATCAATTTGCGGTCCTGATGCAGGAACATTGATGCCCTTAATAGAATTAACTTTAAGTTGTGACATAGCAATCTATTCTTGAGATATTACCCTTTTGGTTATTTATACAGTTTATTACCCCAGTTTCTCCCACTGAGGAGTTCCCTGCTTATTTGTGTACATTTCAACCTGTCCCAATTCAGTATTCACTCGGATCGAACCAAATTCTAACCCAGTAGTAGGTCTCTCAGCAGTTGTTCCTGTAGGTATTAGCAATTCACTACCATTAAGATTTATTTGACCTCTACCTGTAGCAACAACATTAGTCGCATTCATAGTAGTACAGGTTGATGTCGTAAACTTACAATTTGCCAGTGTTAACACTGAAGCAGTAACAGCAATACCTTGAAGATCTAGAGGTTGTCCATGAGAAAACTTATTCAAGTTAATCTCAGGACCACCAGCAGCAACGCCAAGACCTTTAATAGATGTACATCTTACTTTAGACATGATTCTTTAACAATCCTCCGTATTATTTATTATCACTCACCCATAACTTCCATGACAAACATGGTAGAAAATCCTCTCATGTCATTACTGTCTCTGTCATTAATATAAAGGTCACGAACACCACCAGTCCAAGATGCAGTTCCAGCAATTTGATAAGTTTGTGCAACGCCTACTGTAAAACTATTATCATCACGAAGGAAACTGGAAGAATACGATTGACCTGCAACATCATTTCCATCATACAATGTAATTACTGCGCCATAATTAGTATTCTCGTTACCATCACTATTAGAATATGCAGCAGTATTATCTGTTAAAATTGCACCATCTCTTTGTACCCCAAAAGATGTAACATGTCTGCCATTGTGTTGGATATGAGCACCAATAACAATCTTGGATGTACTTCTAGTTGGTGTAATAGTTACAGACAAATCGGGGATAATTGCATCTGCATCGCCCAAATTGTCACAATTAATTAGATACCGAGTGGGAGGAGTTTGTGCATAAAGATATTGAAGAACCGTACCTGCAGGAGGATCTTCGGGTTCACCACCCCAAACTTCCCAATCAGCAGTATCTGCAATAGTAACTGTATAACCGTCTCTAATTTCTATTGGACCCCTAGTAAATGCATTCTTGAACTTATCATCAAGAGATGGGTCAACATTAATATTTTCATCAATAAAGTCTGGATTACTTCTAATAACACCACCTTTACCTAAAGATGCACCACCAGAACCTACTTGTGTCCAACCAGGACTTCCTGTGCCATTATTAGCAACATAAATTTCTGCTGAACCATTACCATTATTTGCTTCACTATTATATCTCATCGTACCAACAGCAGGAGATCCAGGTCTCTGTGCTTCAGTACCAACAGGAATCCTTAAAACACTCTCACCATCTAAGAATGAGAGTGAGTCAATAACTCCAGATGTAGCAGTGGAAATTTGATTTCCACGAATTCTAGTAAGTGACATCTTGTACTATAATGCTCCAGTAGTATTTAGATAGGCAATTCAATAATATGAAGAACATCAGTAGATAACGGGGCATCACCAACAGTGCTGCCAAACACAAGGTTTTGACCATTACTATCAACATAGTAACTTGCTTCGCTATCTGTATTTACTTCAGTTTCTGTCCCACCTACTTGTACGACGCCATTCAACATAACAAGAAGAGAACTTGCAGTGTGCTTAACACCACCAGTGTAAGTTGTAATTGGGAAGATGGTTCTAGTACCGTTAGGTTCATCAGTATCACCAGCACGATAAGTTCTTGTGATGTACTTATCAGCAGCAATACCACCAGTGCCCGTGGTAAGTAAGTTACCATCAATTTTTACATTACCAAGAACATTTAGTCTATGATCTGCACTAGTTGCAATACCAAGACCCATATGTTGTTGAGGGTCGCCATTTGAATCATTATGAGTTGCAATGTTAATTTGTGCGGTATCAGTTAAACCAAATTCTTTCCAATCTCCAGCATAATAAATCCAACCAAGAGACTTACCAGGAGACCAGTTTGTATTATAAACTAAGTCTCCATCAGAAGGTGTATCATATCCAGTAATGTTGGTAAAATCAGGGAATCCATTTGCATCTTCGGGTGCAAGTAGAGTTTGTTTAATGATCGTACCATCTTGGTTATTATAAGTAATCTTCTTAGCAGTAATATTATTAGTAGAAGAAACTTGACCAGCAAAAGTAACAGGACCAGAGAAAATAGATTCTAACTGGTTAGATGCACCACCAACAACGGTGAGTTTATCAGTCAGAACCAACTCAGAGAATGTTTCAATTGTTGTATTCTCTTCACCAATAACATTTAGTTGTGCAATATCTTCGTTCGTAATCTGTCCAGTAACAGGGTTAATTACCTGGTTACCAATGAATAGGTCACCATTAGAGTTAAGACCCGAATAGAATGCAACTCCTGCTTCCTCTTTAATAGACTGAGAGAACTTAATCTGATCATTAGATAATGTCTCTACTTGAGTCTGAGGGAATGCAGTTGAGTAGTTACCAGGACCGAAACCAAGATACTCAAATGTATGGTTACCTGAGCGAAGAATTGAGTGTCTTCTGAACTCAACTGGAATTGGCGCAACTGTTCCGTCATTATTTTCACGAATATTAATTTTTCTGGATTCTTCATCACCAGAACGTGCTGTTAATTCAACATTAGACAGTCTTTTATTTACAGAATCATAGTTTGGAGTTGTGCCTGGTTGTGTCCAACCATTGTCAGTCAAAAGGAATTCAATTCCTTCTTTGGTAATAGAACGCTTAGGATCTTTATTGGGTGTAGGTGATGCTCCATCAGTAGCATATACTAATCCGATAGTTTCATTGTCAGCGACGGATACCGAAGCATCAGGGTCAGCAACAGGGTTGTCTCTGTCAAACGTAGGATACACTTCGTTGACGTTTTGAGAGAACTTCCTGTTGTTGAAGTTAGAAGTTGTAGGTGCAATAGATGCACATAGCAGGGTAATGTAGTAGATTCCATCTGAAACACCTCGTTCAAACTCTTGAGTTTTTTCGATATCGTAAATATAGAATGTTTTATCTAGATTATACGTTGTTGTATCGCTATTCAAAGGTTGCATGACATAACCAGAGAGAGGATCGCGAGGAAGAGGATTAGTCTTATCTTTATCAATCTTAAGACGAATACGGAAAGTTCTATCCTGCAAGTCTCTTGCGTCAGCAATTCTCTTAATAAAAGTTGTAGGAGTAAAGTTTACGTTGTTGTATGTAGTATTTGTAGATAGGGTTGTGTAGATAGAGTTTTCTGTAGAACTTACAGAGAGATACCAACCACCAATAACTCCAGCAACACCTCCAATTGTATAAGTATTGCTATCAAATTGTATTGGAGAACCAGTTACACCAGCAGCAAGACCAGATACAGAAGGACCGTATGGCGAAATAGAAGCATTCTTAATTGTTGCTTCTGATGCTCCCTGAGATACAAGTAAGCAGTTAATTTTATCCGCAACAGCAGAAGCACCTGTTCCATCTTGTCTAGAACCAATTGCGTAACCCTGAACTTTTGTTGCTGGAGGGGATGCTTCAGTAGTATATCCATAAAGATACAATCTAGTACCAGGAGTACCACCAGAACCAGATAAAGATTGGTTAACTACTTTAGTTCTTTGGATATCAATGTTTACCCAGTTAACTGAAGTTTCTTCTCCAAAAATGATATTACCATTTACAGTATCAGCATTAGGAACAGATAGTGTAATAACTCTAGTATTAGTGTTAATTGAGGTTACAAGAGCACCAGAACCAATATTACTACCACTAACTTGCATACCTTGAATAACACCATTCACAGAACCATCATTAGTAAGTGTGATCGTGCTTTCCCCATCAATTCCTGTTGCAGATGTAGAAATGGTTGAAAGTGCCTTTGGTGGGATGATATGTGTGATTTCGCCTGCTTTATCTTTTGAGAATGATTTTGCTTTGAAACCAGCAGCACGAAGAGCAGTGTTTCCGAAGTTACTGTTAGAGTTAGTAATCGACATGTCAGCACCACTCTCAGCAGTGAAATGTGTGCCATATCCAACAGCGAACACAGAAACTGCTTGAATGAAGGAGTCATTAGAGCACTTAATATGCTCGTGTGCCCATTCTCTTCTGTATTCAGCAAAACCATCTAAGTGAGCACCATCACCAGCAGAAGCAACATCATAATTGCCAGTAGATTCATTATATCTTACAAATGCTCTATCATCTTTTTGAAGACTCAAACCAGTGAATTGAGCAACAACCATTGATTTGAAACCAGTTGCCTTGCTACCATCTGCGTGCATACCATTCATGCCCCAGACACTTCTCAGGGACAAGTTAAACGCATATGGTGATGCAGAGTCAACAGTATCAATCTCAGTCTTAACAGTGATGTTAGTACCAACAGCATTACCAGTTGGTTCAGATGTCATCTGATATGTAAAAATATTTCCAGATGCAGAAGTTACAGTATAAGAACCATTGTATACACCAGCATCTAGTTCTGATTGGGTTCCAGTAGATCCAGTAACTCCAGAAATATTAATGTTAACACCAACCGAGAAACCATGGTCTCTAGGATTATCAAACTCATCAACAGTAACTGCGGTTGCAGTATTACCATTACGAGTGATTTGAAGGACTCTATATTCATCCGAAATAGGACCAACAATTCTATTCTCTTCTACCCTTGCCTGAATTTGGTCAGCAGCAGGATCTCCCGATGTATCAGGAATTGATGCAAATGCTTTAGAAACTTTCTGATAATAAATCTCTAAGTCTGTCCTCTGAGTGATATTTGCAACGGCAGAATAGTCCTCATTAGGAACAGTACCACCAGCAATAAGAGATGATAAAGGATTAAGACCATCAGCAAACTCAAAGCATGTAAGTCTGTGATGAGAATACTTAGGTGCAAGAGTCTCAGTGCTATCAGGTTTGTAATATACACCCTCTTCAGCACCATCAAAGAATGAGAATTGCCAGAAGTAAGTACCACCAGTTACCTTAAAGATAGCAGTACGAGGAGGAACTTGAATTTCATCAGTAATTCCAAGACTACCTGCTACTGTAGGATATGGAACATACTTGGGAATAATTTTTGTGCGGCGAAGATCAGTACCAACGAGGGAACAACCTCTAGGAACAATGATACCACCTTCTACCGAATTAAATTTATGTAGAACATTGTTTGGAGAAGTCAAATCTAAGTTTGAGTTCTCATCAATGGGAGCAACGTTTGTATATAAAACTTCTCCAGGTCTGTTGTCAACAATATATTCTGCTGGATACAGCATAATCGAGAAGGCATCAAATTCGTCATTTGATAAACCAACACGATACGAAAATCTCGCTACCTCAAGAAACGCTCTTTGAATAGACTTAAAGGGTCGTAACGCTGAGTTCCCCCTATTATCGATAGCATCAGATGCATCGAAATCATCGGGGTTAACATAGATAATACGTCCAGTTCTGGACGTAATAATATTCTTTAGTCTAGTAAGAGCCATTTCTTCTTAGAGGTCTTTCTTATATTGTTATTTAGGACTGACCGAATACACGAGTTGTAAACTCGGAACTCACATCTTCAAAACCAATTAAGGAGAATACATTATTTTGAGTTGCTGAGTAAACATGTACTCTTTGACCAGGACCGACAACCAATGATGTCACATTATCTACTGCATTAGCAGACAACGTTGTATCAACTGCAATATAAGTATCAGTATCGATCGCTGCCTGTGCAGTAGTAACAGAACTTACAGTTACATCAGTCCTATCTGCTGTATTACTCTTAGGAACATCAGAAAATGTATCAGAACCTGCAAATTCAGCAGAACCTACCCCAAGAATAACTTTTAATGCAGTTCCAGTGTAATCAACAACTGTTCCGTATGGACCTGCTGTTTGAGATTCGATAGTATAAGTAACACCACCAACTTCAAAAGAATCTGTAGTATTTGACCATGTACCATTCAGGTCAAACGCAAAAAATTCATCGTAAGTGAAGGATGAAGACACACTAAATGCCTCATCAACACCACCATATGCTGCTACAGTGTCATCATAGTAGTATAAAGTTGCAGGTGGCGTTGCATTTACTGCAAAGTCAAATTGAACATATGCACCACTAGAACCTGCGGTGCCATTTGTTGTCTTACCAGTTACATATTCAGTACCATCATCAGCAGTACCTGAGGCAAGGTCAGGACCAAATTCACCGCCTTCAGTTGTAGAAAGTTGGAACAATCTTCCACTCATGGAACTATCTGCGACATCAAATCTGTATGTCCTGTCACCAAAAACATCACCAACAGTTTTGCTATAAACTCCACCAGAAGTATTAGAGAAAATAAATTTATCTACACCAGTACCAATACCACCAACAGAAATAGTTGAAACACCACCACTACTACTAGTTATTTCATCACCATCAGTAAATTCAGCACCACTTCCATTGATAGTAGAAGGTCCAATACCTAAGAATTCACCATCAGTAGAGGCAGAAAATACAACTGCTGTTGTAGTGTCACTACCAGTACCCTTAGTGATAGTATCACCTACTGCAAATGTTCCTGTAAAAGATTCTGTAGAGAGATCTCGTATCTCCACTTCTTTAACAAAAATTGTAGTAAGATCTGGAATAAAAACAGACTCAAATTTCAAAGTTTTTTCACCATCAACGCTGGTCAAAAGTTGACCAGGGGTAAAAACTGATGCTGCAAATGCGGTATCAACATTCACCCTATAACTGGTGAGAACATCGCCTTTGTGAAGTTTGTAGGTAGATGCATCAAGGACTAACTTTTGATCGTAGTCTCTAACTGCAACTCTGTATGCTGCGCCTGTACCATCATTCGCGATTTTAAGCACTGCCGATGCAGATTCATCCACCGATGCAGAATACAAAAGTGTATCCGTCGTTGCTGCTGGTTTGCTTTGTGCGAGAAGTCCTTGTCTTGCCATTGTTATAAATTAGAATCCTGCGTAGAAAAATTGTTGTTGTCTGGTTCTACCAGTTAAAGTTTGACCGCCGATACCAGCACCAAAGGTAACATCCTCAGCAGTAACGTTTTCCGTAGAAAGTAATGTTGCATCTGCATCTGGGAAACGAATTTCTCTATTTGCAGTCAAATTGTCAGTACGAATAGTTAAGTAAGTAGGAGTTGAACCAAACGTATCGGTATTTTCATCGTAAGGAGTTATAGCATCTGCAATCTTGGGTTGTACTAACGTTTTGTTAGATACCTCTTGAGTTGCTAACTCGGTAACAAAGAGATTATTATCATCAACATTTGTATTTAGGTTTGCAGTAGGAGGAAACTGATATACCCTGTTAGATGCTGTATTTAAATTCTCTGTATTAAATGTAATTCTCTTAGTATCATCCGTAGGATCTGCTAAGATGAGAGTCTTAATAGTTTTATTAGTTAGAGTTTGAGTAGTATCAACACCAACTAACGTAAGACTTAGGTCAGGAACTATAATAGTCCTATTTGCAGTCAGAGCATCAGTATTTAATTGTGCCCAAAATGTTCCAGATTCGGAGTTTGTTGCAAACTTAGGGTCAACTAAGGTTTTATTCAGAATAGTTTGTTCTGCCTTAGTATCAAGTAGTGTAGAAGAAGTTGCAGTAGGTTCGTTGGTAGTAGTTACTGCTCCAGCATCAGGTAAGAAATAAGAACGACGAGTATCCGAAGTCTGTGCCCAGTTAATCTGAAATACTGCTTCTTCGTCTCCATCAACAATTACAAGATTATCTTCATCAATAAGAAGTGTTTTATTTCTAAGAGTTTGTGTAGTATCGTCACCAACTAATGTAGTGCCACTACCAGCAGTGATAGCGGGGAATGTCATGATTCTGGTAGTAGTACCAGTACCAACTAAACCTGCTTCAAATCTAACTCTTGGACCTTGTGCATCTTCAAGAATAAAAGTTTGATCAGATACAACAAAATTGCCTGTAACTTTAACAGAACCCGTACCCTTAGGAGATAATACAATATCAGCGTTTACTGAAGTTTCATCAGTAGCAGTAATATAAAGAGAAGAACTAGTAGCAGTGTTCTCAATTCTGGACATATAAAGTCCACCATCACCAAAACCTATACCAATCTGATCATATGCATCTTGATATAGACCCGTATCTCTATCCAAGTCAAAACACAAACCAGGTTCTGCTTTTGAACCTTGAGAAATTCCCTTGAAAAGTTGATTGACCTTTACCTTACGGTTAGGAATCAAGGGGTCAGATACGACAACAGGAAGAATTGCTTCACCCGATAGGTTCGCATCTGCGATTGTATCTAACTGAGAAATTTTACGGGTTCCCACGAATAATCACACCATTTGCTACAAGTTTATTTATACTCGTCAGGAGGGAAGAGTTCGTTGTATCTTAGAAAACGACGAATGCTAGGAGTGATGCCGAAAGAATCGCATGTTGCAAGGTAAGATTCCCATTCTTCTTGCAATTCTTTGGGTATTTCATTCTCTTCCATTAAGATTCTCCTCCTTTTTTGTTTTGAAGTAGAGTTTATAATATCTCTTCTTCATTTCATTGATGGTGTCCATGTCTTCCTTGAATCCCATATATTTAAGATGTTGGGATGTACCTTCCATCTCACTAATGAGGAGCAGAAGACCTACTGCTGTGACAGGTCTCCCATCAAAATCATACTTACTTAGAACTTGTGTCATAATTTAGTTTATCGTCTTGTTCTTTTAAGTTACGGAGACGAATACCTTCATGGAGAGCAGCAATTGCTGCTTTAGTTTCAGGAGTCTCTTCCCACTCCCATTGCTGTTTATGCTTGTTCTTAAATGATTTTTTACTCATGGGGTTCAAAAAATAGGACTTGGTTGACTCTGTAAGTATCTTCAAAGAATCTATGATCATTTATGTGCATTCCGTGAGGGAATAACTTACCATCAAACAACACACATCTATTATATACTGCTTTAACATCTTTGACAAGGCGATACATACCCTTAGGCATCCATGGAGTTTGCCCTTCATGAGTCATACCAGTGAAATCTCGAACATCATCAGGATGATATAACGCCGTACCAGGTATTTCTTGGTCACCCCATTCGTTGTTCAAAGGTATAATTGCATTATATCCACCATCTGTGTGGGGCCACCAATGATGGGTTTCAATATTGTTGTAGGAATGTTTAAGATATCTAGTTACATTAGTAATCATGTCATATCCACCATCAGTTTGATCACTTCTACGTTGACCTACAAGTCTCTCTAGATACTCATAATTTTTAGCAATTTGAGGATCATCGGGGATGTACGCTTCCAAACGTCTGTCCCAATAATAACAACCATTTGGAGCAGTATCAACTTTCCACAATTTTGGTAAAGGATTTAAGGTAAGTTGTCTTACCAATTCTGGATTTTTATAATAATTTTCAATATAGTAGATCCTACTACCCATAAACTCTTCTGTGTATACATTCCATTTACCAAGTTCAAACATTTTCAGAAATCCAATATGCTAAAGTGTACCTATTACCATTTATAAGCGGGGTTACGCCATGAGGTATTTTACTACCAGAAAATAAAACTATTGATCCTTTCTTTGGAGTAATCTCCATAGTGTTTTCAAAGAAAGTTTTACCGCCATAGTATCCATCATTCAAGTATATAATAGCACTCCAAATATCAGTAGAAAAGTCTAAGTGCAACTTCATTGATGATATTCCAGGATACCACTTAACCAATTCATTATTACTAATAGTGTATTCAGATGGATATAAAGATTTACATAAATTTATAGTCCTTTCATTAAAGATACTAAAATCTTTCTCATAAAGCAATAAATCTAAAGGAGTGGTGTTATTGTCTCCGTATTGGAAAGAGTCGCTCATCTTGCTATCAAAAAAATTGATACAAAATTCACATTCTTCTTGAGATAGAAAATTTTCTGCAAATAATATTTTTTTCATAGAGGTATTAACCCAATATTATCATATACTTCTGTTAGATCACTTTCAAACAATACATCATAACCTAGAGTAATTCTTGGAGTATCAAACACTTCATCGAATACTACCTTATGTTCTCGATGACCACTACCAATATAGATATTTCCTATTTCATTAATAATTTCATATTCACGAAACACTGTCCTAGATTTGTGAGGTTGAATAGAAATATACCCATGAATTGGCCAGTTATGTTTATGCCATCCAAGAATTTTTTCTTCAGTATGATAGTTAATCCATGATTGCATCCAAAGTTTATTTTCATTGGGTACAGTTTCCCTAATAATCTGTTTTAGTTCACAATACAAATCATGAAATAGTATTGATGGAGATGTTAATGCAAACGTATTATAACCTTTGTATGTCCATGTTGGTGTGCCACTACCAAAATATTGTTTATGAATATTAAGAGAATATTCAATAACATCAATCATTTCTGCTTGGTGATTGATAATTGTATTTGACTTGTATACTTTAGGTTCCATCATTCTATATTTAAAAATTGAGACATACAATATCGACCCAAACCATTATGTCGATCGTCGGTATTCATATCTATGGTATCAACAGCATGTCTTATTTGCGAGGGAAATACTACTGCACTGTTATTTTGAATTTCTATTTGAATATCATAATCTACAAAATAAAAATTTCCACCCGTAAATTTTTTAGGTTGTTTATAAAACCAAGTACAGATAGTTGCAAGAGCATTATCTTTATGAGGTTTATAGTAATCACCTTGCTCATAGTAAGAGATTAATGTGCTATCATTATTAGAACACAAGTCTTTAAAAAACCAGGAATCTTCTTGATTGATTGTACTGTTGGTAAGGACTTTTCTATTTACAGTAAGTATATTAGAAAAATTTCTATCATTATATAAACTATCTAAAAATACACCTTTATTCTTTTTAATAATGACATCATCGGTTACTGCTGATGCTGTCATTTCTGGATCTAATAACTTACTATTACAATTCAAAAACTCAAGTTCTTGCCAAATTGATTTCAACTCATCTTCATTGTATACATCACTAATGCATATAAAAGGAATTGGATCTGTGTATAATTTAATATTCATAGTAGGAGTGGGGGGACTTGAACCCCCACGAGATTAATTCTCAACAGATTTTAAGTCTGGTGCGTCTACCGATTCCGCCACACTCCCATCAATATAGAGTAGACCAATTTGTTTGGTGTTACCAATTTCCCAGGTAGGAGGATGAAAGGCACAATACTCATTGAAGATAATTTTCATCTCCTTATGAGTTAGGTTAGCATGTTTTGCTGCTTTTGGCAAGTTCCATTTTGCTGACCAAAGGTTTTCCATCGATTCGCGGGTTTGGGGTCTCATAAAAAATTAAAGTTGATGTTATATCTTCCATAAGAATTGGAAGTTGTTGATGAACAATGCTCTTGATGGGCATTAAAGAAGATCATCCTATTTGCAACACTATCGATGTTTCCTGCATTTTTGAACGATGTGTGACCATCACAGGTATTTAACGAAAATAGAGCGGCATTATTTTTTAAATTTGGATAGTCTTCATGCCAATCGTGAGATTTTACTTCTGATGTCCAAGGATAAAAATTTGCTCTTACTCGAATAAGACCACTCATTATATTAAGTTCATTTCTAAACTTATTAAGAAACAATTCTTTAATTAAAGGGAAGTGTACACAATGAACTTCATCTTCTATAAAGAATGTATGTGTAGCATACCAAGACCAAGGACCAGTTGTTTCATCATGATCGGCAACATCTTTTTGAATAAAAAATGGAAATTTATTCTCAGATGTATTCATAACTAAAGAACTAATTTGTCGAAACTGTTCTTCAGGAAGAAAATCATCAATAACTGTTATTTGGTCAAAATTAATCATTTAAGTATTTTGGATATACTTGGTATGTGTA